ATTTTTGAATAGGATCAGATTGTATTTCTTCAGCAAAAAGAATTGGGTCACCTTTTTGATTGTATCTTGTTTTTTTTAAAGTAAACACAACAGGATTTACTTCAGGGAAATGTCCTGGATTAACATATTTACCACTTTGGTTACGTGGAATATTTTCATCTAAGTGAATTACTGTTTCTCTATAGTTGTCTCCTCCCTTTGTTGATCCTACACTCTCATGTTTAGCAGCACCTTTGAAAGCTCCTCCTTTAGGCTCAACATACTTTCTCATCTTTTCTAAATTAGATATTAACGATCTCATGATTTGTTGATCGCCAACAGGCAGTGACGGTATAATATCTCTTAAAGTATCTAATTCTCTTTTAGTTGCAAAATTTCTAACAATAGGTAAACCAGTCGATGCAGTTCTATCATACATTATTTGAAATTTAGCTAATTTTTGTTCTGCCTTTTTTAAAGTTGATCTATTTGCAGTGTTTGTTGTTTTAAAAATTAACTCTTGTAAACTACCACGCACATTTGCATTCATAATATCTGTTGCAGCGTATAGATCAAAAAACTCACTCTTCTTAAAATCTTCAGAACCATAGTGTTTTACTTTTAGTCTGTTAGAAGGAGAATCTTTTAACATTTTAAGAATGTCTTGTTTTGAAACAGTTGCGCCTTTAATTTGTAAAAGATCGTATAAAGCACCTCCTATAGGTTTCATTTTAGAATCTAACTTTAAAATACCAGCGTCGAACAATTCGTCTTTGTTAATTTTACCTTGTCTTATTTTCCCAATTATAGTTCCTACAATTTGTTCAGACGGAGTGTTTTTAAAATTTAATTGTGATATTTCATCAAATGCTCTCGAACCTTGGAACTCTGAAACAGTTTCTGCTAAACCAAATCTATTTGGTGTTCCTGTTTCACCATAATTATATCTTTCTGTAATTTTTATTGGCACATCTTTCTGACTCAAAGTCACATTAGCTTTGCGATCTGCCTCTTTTTTACCTTGGACTTGAGCTGCTTCTACAACTTCTGCAGGAGGTGCTTCGGCTCCTCTTGCTGCTTCTGGAGCCCTAAACTTACGTGTCATATTACGATACCCTTTACCTATGATATCCCTCATTACAAAAGCTGCAGCTCCTCCAATGATTCCCCCACCTAACCAATAAGGTAGTGTACCAGCTGACATAATTGGGACTCCAACACCATGAACAATTGTCCCTGGAACATCTCTATCTTCAACTGCTTTTTTCAAAGCTTCTACTTCTTGATTAGTATATTCAACTGCTCGTGCCTCACCAATACCAGGAAGCATATCTTTAGAAATTTCATTAAGAAAATTAAGTGTGTCAGAGCCAAAAGCTTTCAACGCTAATACCTCACGATCAGTTAAAGGTCTTTGTAAAATAGCACCTGGCGGTGGCAGGTCGTTGAGCGTTACTTTCTCTTGCGTCTTCTGTATAACTTCTACTGGTGTATCGTCATCAGGTATTTTGGGTAATTGATCTATCATTAAAATCCTCGTTTTGCTAATTTGGGTTTTCTAATTAATCCACCTTTAAAGTTTTTAGTTGCACCTTTTGATTTCATATATT